CCACCAATAGAAGTTCTCACATATCCTTGTATGATAGGAATTTTTATGTGTGACATACCTAAATCAAACTCTTCATTAATATCATCTATTGCAAACAATCCAAAACCCTCTATAGGGCTTTTTTGTACCTCAATACAATCAGGTAAGGGTTTGTAATAAAATTTATTGTAAACAGGATACATTACTTAGTCCTACCAAACTTTTTACGTATGGCATCTTTGCCACGTCTGAATATTTCTGCTTGTTTTGGTTTACCACCATATTTAGACCTTTGTTCACCTACAGTTAAAATTTGTATCAATCTTGCAAAAGGTTTTCTTGTTCTTTTTACCTTAGCAACCGTATCTCTAGCATCTTGAACACTAGCGTATTTTATTGATACGGTATCTTTGGGGTTTTCATCAGTATAAAGCCTTCTGCCACTACCTTTAGGTTTTTTACCTGTGCCTTTTTTAGGATCTGGCATTTTTTTTATATCTACAACAAACATTCATTTATTTGCTTTTTTTAATTTATTAATTCTTTTTTTTTCGTCAGATAGTATTTTTTCTAATACTTTGACTTGTGCAGCGTGTGATTTAGAGGCTTTTTCTAAGCCTTTAATTAATTTATCTAATTCTTTTGTGTATCCACCCATTTAACAATCCCAATCTCTTCTTGCCCAATAATTAGCTTTCATTCGGTCATTACCAAGCTTTTCACTTCTTTTGCAATATGATCGTTTTCTTTTTGGATCATTTTTATGCATACCTAATTTAGCATCACCAAAAGCAATACGCTTAACCTTACCTGTTGATGGATTTTTTACGAATACTTCTTTTCGTTTTTTTCCATATCCAGGGCTACCTTTTCTGATAGCCCTAGGTCTATTAAGAGTTACGGTTTTGCCTTGATACTCTGCCATTCATTAATAGTTTTTGGTCAAAACTAATATGATTGAATATGTATCACCACTTGAGTGACCTACCGTAGTAAAGTCAATATCTCCAGTTTTACCAGAACCAGCATTATTTGGTATGCCTGTAAAAATGTCATAATATTCATCACCTGTACTATCTGAAGGTAATCCTGTTATTAAAACATTAGAAGTAGCGTCAAACTCAATATTAACACCCATACCTCTACAAGCCCAATATATTCTAGATACTGATACTGATGTACAAGTTTCCCCAGCACTATTAGTTGTAAGTGCTGATACATCTACTTTTTTTACAGCAGATTCACCTGTTCCATCTGATACATTAGTAAATTTCAAGACAGCAGTTTTTTCACCATCTTGAATGGTTTGTGAAGTTACTGTATCTGCCATTATTTACTCCTATCTTTCGCAAATTACATTTACGTAATCGATTGTCATAGTTTTAGCTGCTGCTTCACCATTTTGAATACCAAATGATACGGTTAATTCTTCATCATCTGGTAAATTAGTATTTACAACACCTACTGGCTCTGCTTCACCTATAAAGTATGAAACTTGTGAAGTATTTGGATCAATAAAGAAACCAACTGTTACAAAAGTATCATCAGCCAAGGTGGTTACTGCAGTAGTAGTAGTATCTGTGCCGTCTTTTTCAATATGAAAGTCTAGATTAGTATCACCATCATCTTTCATAAAGTAAACACCGTCACTAACTGCTAATGGTGTAGTATCAGTTATTTGCAAACCCATAACAACGTCAGATTGTGTCGCATCACTTACTTTAAATCTAGCTTCAAAAAAAGCTCTTTTACTACTACTTAATTTAAATGACTCACCTTTTAATTGTAAAAAGTCTAAATCATTATCTCCAGCAGCATTAGTAAGCAATAGTTGGCCACCCGCACCAGAAGTTAAAGCTTCTGTTGCTGAGCCAGTGCCTGCCTCGGTTGTTGTTATCGTAAAGTCACCTGAATTGTAAGTCATAAAATCATTTGCGTATTGATAAAATAACGTACTTGATGGATTTACACTAAACATAGGAATTTCTTTCTTATGTTTTGTTGCTACAGTATTACCTGCATTAAGGATTAAGTTTTGAAAATGTGGATTAGCCATTATGAACTCCTTTACTTGTATTAATGGAAATCGAAATCGATCCTCATTAAGCTAATTAATTTAAAACTTCTTAGAGTTTACACCCCAAGTTCAAATCAATCAACATAAAAAAAGGGAGCCGAAGCTCCCTTAAGAATTGTAGTTGAGTGAGAAACGCTACAATAAACCGTTCCTTAAGCTCCTTGAGAACCGAAAACGGCTCTAAAGTTTGAATATCCGAAGCTGTAACGCTCTCTAGCTTTGTATCTCATGTTGCCAGTATCGAAATCACCTTCTAATGAAGTTTGCATAGGGGATCTTTCGAAATACTTAAACCCGTCTGGGCAGTCTGTCTTAATGAAAAACGCATCTGTATCTGTTAGATAGTTATTTACAACGTATCCTTCAGGTATCATGCCAGTGTTACTAATAGCGTTTATGTCGTTGTCAGATGTACCTGGTCTACCTGGAGACTGTAGTAATCTGTCAGCCACAAACACTAACTGTGGTGGAATAATTAATTTCATACCTTTCAACGCTATATTTAGTCCTTTATCATCTGTAAATGTAGAGATACTAATTAATGCATCTTCAAGTGAAGTTTCATTAAGATCCGCCATAGTGGTAGCTCTGTTTGCTAATGAACCACCTCCGCCAAGGGGATGATCTGTAGCAACTAAGACTTTACCATCACCACCTGTTGTACTAAACGCGTTGTTTAATACTGAAGCAGCTTTGATTTGCTTAGTGTTAGCCATAGACCTAGCCAAAGCTTTGGTATATCTTGCTCCGAGTCTATCATAAAGATTATCTTCAATTGCTTCTTCTGTTAAAGCGAAAGCAAGAGCCACTGTTTCGTGTGTGTAACGAGATGTATAACCTTCGTTAGCTGTATCAAATCTGACACCGCTACCTTCAGCTTTTACCTCTGCATTACCAAACCCTACGATAAGTGTTTCTTCTTCAAAGGCTCTGTCAGAAGTTTCAGTTTCATAGATTTCTAAATGTTGAGATTCGTATCTAGCATATTCCATACCGAACAAGGCATTAAGACCTGGCTCGAGCTCTTTCGCTAATTGTGCTCTATTAATTGCCATTATTTATACTCCTGTTGGATCGACATAGAAATGCTCATTAAATTTAACAATCACATTTACATTAGCTGAACCTGTTGTACTGTTATCTGGATCACTCGAAAAGCCCATAATTCTAAACGTAGCAGTTGTAGCTGCTGTTGTTCCAGATAGCTCCATAGCTGACATCCCTGTTTTCACAGAGCCAGCAGTATAGGAAATATCTGCGTTCAAACCGACATCAGTTTGAGCTGGAGAACCTGCACTTTGAATTTCAAATACAGCATTAGGGTCATCTATTACAAATGCTTTAATATCGGACGATACAGTTCCATCAGGGAAGTGAGAACTAAAAATAGTTTCACCTGAAGAGTTTGTAAAAGTACAACCTCTAAATACACCAATGGACTCATCACCAGCAGCGGCTACTAAAATAGTACCTGCGTTGGTCATTTTTACTAAATCGCCAGAAAAAATATTCCCAGATGCACCTGAGGCAATTTCATATTCTGTAACTCCACCATTTTGGACTCCAGAACCTAATTTGCCTACAACTTTTGCACCAAACGGGGCATTTTTGTTAGCCATAATAAGTCACCTTATATTTGTTATTTTAAGTTAAGCGATCAACTACGTTGACCACCGCCAAAAGTTACTTTGCTTTTTCTCTCTGGATTTAAAATCGGAGAGCTTGGATCTGATTCCCTCATCATATCGTTGTCCACAGCATCTTGCTGGGTTTTAGCACGTGCAGCGAAGTAGGAGTTTCTCTCTTCACGCGTTTCATTAGGAATCCTAGCCAATAGCAAACCACCTCGTTTTACAACCCCTGCATGTTTACCTTCATCCATACTGGTATATTTTTTTTGATCGCTTTCATCTAGTTCTTCAAATCTTACGAGTTCAAATCCCTCGCTTAATCTATCAGAAATATTACCGCGATCTTCTACACCTACGGTTTCGGCTCTTATCCACCTGTTGGTATAACCTTCAGGTGCTGCAGGAGCATCCAACTTAGATGGTGGGCTCCAAGGTTTGCGAGCAACTTTTTCAGCTCGAGTGTCGGCAGAACGTGATGTTCTGTTTTTTGAATCAGTATTATCTGTCATATTAGTTACCTTTTAACATATTTTGCGTACTCTTTCAAAGGTACGTTTAATTTTTTTGCCATTTGAACTTCACTTGGAGAGAGCCTAACCTGTTTATTACCAGTATTACCGCTTACTCTACCAGCTGAAGCCACCTTTTGTGACGGTTTAGATTTTGTTTCAGTATTAAAGTATTCTGGGTGTTTATCCCTAATTCTTTTGTTTACTTCTTTAAAATATGCGTCACTTTCAACGACAAAACCCTCAGTAACTAAATCTTCATGTATCTGGGTTCCTGATTGATGCATTAGTGCATTATTCAAAAACCATTCATTACCGTCATCAATCCAATCTTGCATTTTTGAATTAAATCCAGTTTGTTGTTGAACGGGTTGTTGTGTTGTTGGAGTTTCTACATTTTTCATTTGCTCCATTCTTTGTTTGCCTTCTACTACTTTTTGCTCTTGGACAGCTATTTTAGCTAACACATCTTGAGCTTGTGCAACCTTTTCATAATCAGCAACTTCATGTGCTTTTTGTAAAGATGCTATAGCTTGTGCCTTTTGTGACTCTAGTCTTGTTGCTGATTCATCAAAAGTAGTTTGTTGTAACGATTGTGCTGTTGTTTTTAATCTTGCATTTTCTGCTGCAAGATTTTTAGCATATTCATAAGCAGAATCTTGACCCCTTTCTGCCTCTCTGAGCTTTCTAGTAAGGCTATTAATTCTTTTTTGTACTTTATCAGAATAATCTACTAACTCTTCTTCTTCTTTTTCTGCTACCTCTACTTCAGGTTCAGCAGTTTCTTCAATTACTTCTGTTTCTGATGCAGCAGCTACAGGTTCCTCTGTCTTTTCTACAGACTCTTCTAAATCTACTATTTCACCACCTTCTTCAATCATTTCTTCTTGTTTTAATGCTTCTTCAGACATTTATTCTCCTTATACTGCAAGAATATCTGTAGGATCAAGTATAGTAGCAATCACTTCATCATCGTTAATAATCCGACATTCGGATTCATCACCAAGCTTGAAGCGAGCACCAGCATACCTGCCTATTAATACCCATTGTTTTTCTTGACACCAAGGGCCATCAAACTTCGAACTATCTTGATAGCAATCTGGCCCCATTTTAACCACATAACCAACAACGGTTGATAACCTTTGTTGATCGACTGTAGATTGGACTAGTTGTATGCCACCGTCTGTTACTCCTTTACCTGCGTAAGGTAATATAAGTATTCGCCAACCAGTAGGTTGTGGCATACGTTCTAAAACTGATTTTTCTATTAATGTTGGGTCTAAAACTCTTGCAGACTCTCTAACATAAGGAGTCTTTGTTTCTTCTTGTGGTGGATTTTGTTCAGCCTCTATTTCTTTGGCTATGTGATCAGGTACCTGTATCTTTGGTGTCATCTTCTGTTTTTCCTAGCAGTTCTCTAAAAATATTTTCTGCGTCAGCGAGAGAACTGTATCGCCCACGCAAAAACTCATATTGAGCAAAGTCGTTACACCCAGAGAGCATAGCGTCTTTAGTGTCTTCCCTTCTGGCTTCAATTTCTTTTAAAAACTTTTTAGCAAGCCAAACTGAATCCATTAATAAATACCAGAAAACTTACCGCCATATTCAGCAATACCCATCCCTCTAGATTTGCCTTTGCCCATACCTGGCTTTGGTTTTGTATTAG